CAATGGGAGTCAATAAGATTACAGGACTAGGTTCTCCAACAGCCAACACAGACGCTGCTAACAAGTCTTATGTAGACGCTCGTTCCTTGACTGATTTTGACGGGTCGAAAGTATCCACTACGGTTGATGTTAACGGTAATACTGTTAGTGGTGTTTCTACTCCTTCGGGTGCTACTGATGCAGCTAATAAGTCCTATGTTGATTCAGCTATAGCAAGTGTAACAACAGGCACAAGTAGCCCTCCAAGCTTTAGTAAGTTCACAGGAGACGGAAGTGAGACAGACTTTGCTTTGACTTTTACAGCTAATGTTACAACGTCTACAGCTATGCTTGTAACGATTGACGGAGAAGTTCAAGACCCTGACGACTACACTATTATAGGTGCTAGTAATTTAATACGCTTTGACACACCACCCACTAATCTATCTGAGATACTTGTTATTGAAAGAGGATACAAAGTAGCTATAACAGATATACCCACTGATTACGATTACGGTAGCATAGTTGGTGACCCAGTGACAGCATTTTACAGCTACGGAGGAATTGCATAAATGAGTATTCAAGTACAACTTAGACAAGGAACGGCAGCTGAAAACTCAGCTTTTACAGGAGCAGAAGGAGAGCTTGTATACACTACGGATACGAAGAAACTTTTTGTACACGACGGTAGCACACTTGGAGGACTTGAGGTAGGAGCTGTAACGGGTATTGCAGATGACTCTGTTACTTTTGCAAAGATAGAAGAGATACCAGCGAATACGATATTAGGTAATAATACTGGTGGTTCTTCTGACATATTAGAGTTAAGTGTAGCACAGACTCAATCGTTGTTAAATGTAGCTAACGGTGCTACCGCTAATAGTAGTGATGCAACTTTACTAGCTAGAGCTAACCACACAGGCACACAAACGTTAGCCACTATAAGTGATGCAGGTACGGCTGCTGCTGCTAATACAGGAGATTTTGCTGCTTCTTCCCACACTCACACTGCTGCTAATATTACTGACTTCGATACGGAAGTAGCTAACAACACTGCTGTCACTGCTAACACGGCAAAGGTAGGACTTACCAACGGCTCAGTAGACTCCGATAAATTATCAACAACATTAGACTTTGGATCAATCGCATAACCACAACTAACTATGTCAAATATAGAAGTAAAATTAAGAAGAGGAACCACAACACAGCACGGTACATTTACCGGGGCTGAAGGAGAAGTAACAGTAGACACCGATAAAGATACAATTGTAGTACACGACGGCAGTACAGCGGGTGGTCATGAAATACTTAAAGGTGATAACGACGTTCTGCAAGTAACCTCTAACAAGGTAAGAATAGGAGGCAGTTTGGGAGACTCAACTTTAGAAAGCATCTCGCAGGTAGGTATTACATCTAACACCCAATCTGTTTTATCAATAGAAAGTACAGACACTGATGCAACAAACGATAATGCTGTTGTTGTTATCCAAGCACCCGGTTACGCAACATTAGGTCTATACGACTCAAGTGAATCAATAGCTAACGGAGTGGGTTGGTACAACATAAATTCTGCGGACGGAAAGTTTAGTATAGGTTCGTTAGCAGCTGGCGGTAGTGCTGTTAATTTAGATATGATAGAATTTGCCAGAAAAACAATATCAAGCACTGATTACATGGTTCCTAATTTCCCAGCCTTACCCACAGCTGCTGATAACTCTGCTGCTCTTGCTGCTGGACTTGCTACTGACGATGTTTATAAAACTTCAACAGGAGAATTAAGGATCGTAGTATAAAGCAATGACTGAATCACTCTCCCACTTCTTAGATACCGCTCTTGGCGTAATACTCGCAGTAATCGGTTGGATGATAAAGAAACTGTCAGATAGATTAGAGAACGACGAGAAACGACTGACTAAAATAGAGGTGGAGCTGGCAGCACAAAGTGAAAGAGATACTGCTGTTGAGAACCGTATGGGTGGACTTGAAACTAATATTAAAGAGATAAACACTAAGCTTGATCGTATGATGGAGCTGCTAATGAAAAGATAGATATGCCAAAAGGATTATACGCAAACATTAACAGAAGAAAGAAACTCGGTATTAGCCGTAGTAAGAAGAAGTCAACGATTAGCCCTAAAGCTTACAGTAACATGAAGCGTGGGTTCCCGAAGAAGAAGTAAGAATGAGGTCTGCCTCTATATCTTTAAGAGCTTCTGATAAATCTGCTAAAGGCGGTCTTAGTGAGTCAGGCAGGAACAGAATAAATAAACTTACTGGTTCAAAACTTAAAAGACCTCAACCCGGTGGTGGTCCTCGTAAGCGTTCCTTCTGTGCTCGTTTTAGGGGAATGAAAGGTGCAATGGAAAAGAACGGTAAACCTACACGTAAAGCTTTAGCGTTGCGTCGTTGGGAGTGCTAAGGATGGCTAGACCTGCTAGAAGACCTGTCGTTCGTCCTAATCCGTTAAGCTTTCAACAGCGTACTGTATCGGCTGTATCGTCGGCTGTAGCTACTGAGAACAAAGAGAAAGCTGATAATCTACAAACGAAGGTTACATCGCTGGAGAGTGATCCATTTTTTGTTACTATTGACGGAGGTGGTCCTGTATTGGACGACACTGATATATTCGACGGAGGACAAGCAGATGCCTAGTTTTACAAAACGTATACAATTAAGACGTGGTACTTATGCCGAGTGGCGGGAAGAGAACCCTGTACTATTGGAAGGGGAAGTTGCAATCGAGTTAGATACTGACCGTAATCGTATTAAGATAGGAGATGGAACGACTGCTTGGAACGAACTACCTTACTTCCTAGACGCACGTGAAGAAGAAGTGGGTGACCACGCAGAATTTCTTGAAGGCTTGACAGGTGATCCGTAATTCACTAACAAGTGTCGGATTTAACCAATTAATGAAAATAAAATATGAGCGTATGGTATCAAATGGGACAGAGCGTCAGGAACTTATTAATATCTCTTACTAGCACCAGCAAGGCTATATTAGACACCGAGAGCAACATTCAAGCAAGGACTGACGACGACTTAGGAACGATGGCGTATGCCACGGACACTAATAAATTGTATGTATTTACAGACTCAGGATGGCAAGCTGCTCAATAGTTTTGACAATCAATAATCACTAACATAAAAATATAATCAATAATGGCTAACATACTTCAACAAATCGGACAGACCGTTAAGTCGAAGTTGGATGACAAGGTAGATAAAACGGACGCTGTGACGGACTTCTTAAAGTCTGTTCTTGGGTTCCCAGCAGATACCGTTGCACCCAGCGTAGACACGGCAGCAAACATAACAGCAAGAACCAGCGATGATGCAGGTACTATCATGTACGGAAGCGACTCTTATAAGCTTTACGTATTCGACGGTAGTAACTGGCAGGTCTATAACAACAGCTAAACACATGAGCGATATTACAGTAATTAACGACAGCGAGCAATCATCGCTGGTAACTAACGGACTTGCTAAGAATGGTGAGTTATATTTGAAAGCTGATGGTAGTACCGATGCAGGTGCTATTGTTGTATACGACAGTGGGTCTTGGAGAACGTTTGCTAATGAAGCTAGTCCTAGTTTTCAGAACCAGTATAGCGTAGAATTTGACGGTACTAATGACTTTATGTCAGTTGCCGCCAACTCGTCACTTGATACGACAGGAGATTGTAGTGCTTCTTTTTGGGTTTATCTAGATAGCACAGCCGGTTATAGGGCTAGTGTAAGCAAGAGAGATGCGGGAACGCTTAATTGGCAGTGCGGTATTACGGGGGCTAAAATTTCATTAGTTATAGGAAGTATTACCCTTACCGGAACCACTACAATTACAGAAAATGCGTGGCATCATATTGCTTTTTCGGTTGATGTAGGAGCCACCAATGGGGCAATACTTTACTTGAACGGATCGGTTGAAACTACAGCAACTGCAAGTTCTTTCAATAATAACGGGGCGGGTTTCACCATTGGCGATAATACTCGTAATCGTTTCTTTGATGGGCAAATTGATGAAGTTGCATGGTTTCATTCGGCTTTGAGCGGCTCAGATATAAGTTCAATTTACAACAGCGGAGTCCCTACTGACATATCTTCTTATTCGCCTGTAGCGTGGTGGCGTATGGGAGACAATGACGGGGGAACGGGTACTACTATAACTGACCAAGGTAGCGGAGGAAACGACGGAACTCTTACTAACGGTCCTACTTTTTCAACCTCAGTACCCTCTTAATAACTATGAGCACTAGACAATATGTAATTCTAAATGCTGATGAAGTAAGTACCGTTAACTTTGACGAAGTACTTGAAACATCAGTGGATACACTAAGATATAACGTGCAAGGTGATGAAACCTTTGTTAAATACGAAGGAGCTAAACCACGCAGCCTATACGGAAAAGATACCCTTAGTCACTCGGCAATGTTGACCGTGCTGGCTGGGGAAGCTTGGACACAACCAATGGAGGAAGAATAAGACATGGCTACTTTAAACACAGTCACATCATCCACCCGTCCCGCTTCGCCAGCTGCTGGTGAAACATACTTTGAGACGGACACTAATAAGATTATCGTTTGGACAGGGTCTGAATGGACGGAGATTGTTTCTGACGGTACTGCTTAATTTTAACATCAACAATAACAACTATAGTTAAATACTAATATGCCAGATACATCATCTATATTCTATCAAATCGGTCAATCGACCAAGAGTGCTATTGCAGTTGAGAAATCACGTGCAGAAGCTGCTGAGGCTACATTACAAACGAACATTGATTCGGAAGCCTCCAGTCGTGCAAGTGCTGACTCTACCCTGCAATCTAACATCACCGCTGAGGCTACTAGCCGTGCGTCTGCTGACTCTACCTTACAAGGTAACATTGACACAGAAGCATCAAGCAGAGCATCCGCTGACTCCGCTATCCAATCCGAACTAGACGCTACTCAAAGTGGTGCTGGTCTTGGTGCAGGTGGATCGTACTCCGCTAACTCTTCTACCAACTACATCACATCTGCTGGTTCTTTGGTTGCTGCTGACGAAGCTCTCGACTCACAGATCAAAACTAACGCTGACGCTATCTCTTCTGAAGCTAGTACTCGTGCATCTGCCGACAGTACCCTTCAGTCTAACATTGATAGTGAAGCTTCTTCTCGTGCCAGTGCTGACTCAGCTCTCCAAAGCAACATTGATGCTGAAGAGACTGCCCGTCAAGCTGCTGATGCGACCCTTCAAACAAACATCAACGACGAGGCAACTGCCAGAGCTTCTGCTGATACGACTTTACAGTCCAATATCGACGCTGAAGAAACTGCACGTATCGCTGCTGTTAGTGGTGAAGCTACTGCTAGAGCATCTGCTGACACGACTCTTCAGTCGAACATCGATTCCGAAGCTTCAACTGCTCGTGCTGCTGAATCTGCTCTTGACGTTGCCAAAGCTAATCTTGCTGGTGCTGCATTCACTGGAGACGTAAGCGGAACTAACCTTGTACTTAGCGGTAATTTAACTGTTAACGGTACAACTACTTCCGTACAAACCACTAACTCCGAGATCAAAGATGCTATCATGCTCATCAATGACGGAGCTGCTGGGTCTGCTAACAACGGAAACGACGCTGGGTTTATCATTGAGCGTGGTTCTTCTGACGACGGTAACATCGCTGCTGTTTACGACGAAGGTGAAGATAAGTTCGCTTTCTACAAAACTTCAGCTGGTGCTTCTTCTACTGACATCAGTGGAGACGACGGAAGTGCTTCCTTGATTGACGTTAAAGCTAACGACGTTGTTCTTGGTGACGGAAACAATCTTGGTTCATTGGCAGACTTTACTGCTGCAATGGCTTAAGTTTATATTGCTGAATGAGTGCGAAAGGTAAAAAAAGAGATACATCATCTCTAACTTTTCGTCTCACAAGCTCACAAAAGAAGGAGGTAGCTGGGATCGCTAATACGCTCGGTCTCAGCTCCTCCGCTCTTTTACAGATGTGGGTAACACGAATCCTGAACAATATGAACGGACGTGGTGACCACTCTGAGATGCCGAGAGACAACAAATAATAACTTATGAAGGATCACGTAGAAGGAGCTAAACTTGCTGATGGTTATACTGAACTGTGTAAGAATGCAGTTGGGTACATGAAAGCTATGGAGGAATACAACCCGGCTTTGATGAACGCCATAGGCAAGTGGTTAAAAGATAACAACATCACAGTGGATAATCGTAGTGGTAGTAATGTTAATGAATTAGCTAATGAGTTCAAAGCGTTACCGTTCCCTGAACAACAAGACGATATACCCGCAGAGAAACAACTTTAACTCTTCCCTACATTCCCATATACTCTAAAGGAGTCGGCAATATAACGTCGGCTCCTTTTTATTTGATACGATGAAGAAGAAACACCAAGAGATACCACCACAACTACGAGACTTTAGAAACTTTCTGTGTCTTGTTTGGCGACACCTTAACCTGCCAGACCCTACTCCGTTACAGTACGACATGGCTTTATACTTGCAAAATGGACCTCGTCGTTCCGTTATTCAAGCATTTCGTGGGTGTGGTAAGAGCTGGATAACCTCAGCATTTGTTGTTCATCAACTACTACTAGACCAAACAAAAAACATACTTGTTGTATCTGCCAGTAAGAATAGATCAGATGACTTCTCTACTTTTACGTTACGTCTAATACAGGACATACCTGCACTACAACATCTACAACCATCAGAGAACCAACGATTCAGTAAGATAGCTTTTGACGTTAGTGGTGCTCCTGCTTCCCATGCACCCTCCGTTAAGTCGTTAGGTGTAACATCCCAGCTCACTGGTTCCCGTGCTGATATAATCGTAGCAGACGACGTAGAAGTACCGTCCAACTCACAAACACAAGGACTACGGGATAAACTAGACGAAGCAGTAAAAGAGTTTGATTCTATTATAAAGCCCCTAGAAAGCTCTAGGATTGTATTTCTTGGTACACCCCAATGCGAGGACAGTCTGTACACTAAACTATCAGAGAGGGGCTACGAGCAGCGTATATGGACGGCTAAGTATCCGAATGAGGAAGAAGCTGACAACAACTACGGCAATGCCCTTGCACCCTTTATACGGGATAACATAACTCCTGAGAGTACTGGTACTTCTACAGAACCCTTACGCTTCAGTGATATGGACTTAGAAGAACGTCAGCTGTCGTACGGTCGTACCGGGTTTGCGTTGCAGTTCATGTTAAACCCTAAGCTGAGTGATCGTGACCGTTATCCCCTTAAAATAAATGACCTTATCATTCACGACGTTGACGTTGATACTGCCCCTGAAAAGATCATGTGGTCAAGTGACCCTGAGAAAGCCGATAGAACACTACCTAATGTAGGACTGGCAGGAGACCGCTACAAACGTCCTAGTAGTCTTGTAGGAGAACTAATACCGTACAGTGGTTCTGTGATGTCTATTGATCCTTCCGGTCGGGGTAAAGACGAAACGGCTTACGCTGTAGTCAAGATGCTTAACAGTCAGTTGTTTGTTCCTGATGCTGGTGGTATTAAAGGAGGGTACGACGAAGTAACACTAAAACGTCTGGTCGCTATCGCTAAGGCTAACAAAGTTAACAAGATCGTTATAGAGTCTAACTTTGGTGACGGTATGTTTATGGAACTGATTAAACCGTTGTTTCGTAATGAATATCCTGTGACGATAGAAGAAGTACGTAGTAGTAAACAAAAAGAACTAAGGATTGTTGATACACTTGAACCTGTACTTAATAGTCATCGTCTTATTGTTGATCCTAAAGTTATCTCTAACGACTACCAGTCTGCGTTAACGTATCCTATAGAGTCTCAAGCTAGGTATATGTTGTTCTATCAACTATCACGGATAACAAGAGAACGTGGTAGCTTGGCTCATGATGACCGTCTGGATGCGTTAGCTATTGCTGTTGCTTATTGGGTAGAACAAATGGCTGCTGATGTTAACAAGAATATGTACGATAGAAAGAACGAACTACTACAAGAAGAGTTAACAAAGTTTACTGATAGCTTTTATAAACGTAGTAAGGGTTCTTCTAGAGCGATCCTTTGGACGTAACGTTGTTACTTAGATAACAAATCTCTTACCTACTAGTTAATATATCTCTGTTATAACTGTGATGAAGTAGTTAGTTTAAATACAGTTATATGTTTACTACTACAGACGTTATCGTTGTTATGGTTTATTTATAAACACACCTATCCTTAAATCTGTTAGAAAG